AGATCAGAACTCTTAAAACTGTGAAACGCCCTTCCACTGCACGTTTGATTACTCCTTCCCGCTATTGGTCAGACATAAAGACACGCTGGCAGATTCATAATTATGAAATCACTATGCTAGTATCAGACCTAACCAAAGGTCTACGCTATGTAAGACAGTTCACAAACTGACCACTCAACCCCCACAAGGGGGTTTTTTATTGGTATTATAAGAAAGTAATCAAAAGGAGCATTAATGCAACTTCGTCCTATCGCTTCCAACATGACACAGTTGGATCTTTCAGATGGCACTTCAGTTTTATTCTCATATAAAACACCTGTAGCGTGTTTATCTGATAACGGTTATTACAGAACTTCTAAGAAGTGGTCAGTTACTACATCACGTCACATCAACAAGTGGTTAGATGGCGTACTAGCAAAGGAGCAACCCCAAGCATACTTTGACAGTCTATGTGCAGGTTTCTAAACTGACCACCAAACCCCCAAAGGGGGTTTTTTATTGCTATTATAAAGAAGTGGAAGGGTCACCTGCAGTAATTGATGGGCATCCCTGAGATAGAGAACGAATCGGATTAAGTTCCTCTCCTCTATCAGACATCTGCTATCACCTGCATCACCTGACTCCTTCCACACCTCATTTTTCTACATTCGTTTTTATGACTAAAAACATCCACATTGAACACCCCGAAGACAGCATCCTCACAGGTGACCTATCTGTATTGGATGCTTTTTTATTACCCCTGCTCCTATCATTGAAAATAGATGGGGCACCTTCCATTGTATGGGGTCGCAACCCTGCGTCTGGTCATCAGTTCGTTGGCACTAAATCAGTTTTCAATAAGAATAAAATCTTAATATGTGAGACCCCTTCCGATATAGAAAAGTTCTATGGTCACAAACCTGCATTAGAGAAAATTTTAATGTATTGCATGGCATATTTGCCAATCACAAAAAACATCTATCAGGGCGACTTTATTGGATTCGGCGGTGCTAAGAATTACAGACCGAACACTTTAACCTATTCGTTCCCCGAAGTTGTAAAGTCTAAAATCATTATTGCACCACATACCAAATATTACGCTGTATCAGATTTGCGTGATGCAATCGCAATGCCTCTTACTGAGAAATTAGAAAGCGGATCTCATGTAAGGTATGTTCAACCCACGGCATTTATATCTGATGATTTTAATGAGGGCAAAACAGATGCCTTCCATGACCTTAAAGTTTTGATTGACTATGCAAAGAAATTAGCAGAGCATGTTGATTTTGTAGATGAGCGAACAGCAAAGAAAATCAAAACCAACATCAACGCACTTATTCGTGAGGGCAAAGAGGTTGACTCCGATGCGTTTGAGTGGGCGGGTTTATGTAAAGCAAACTTGATTGAATTCTGGCATACGGTAAATGAAATCAAGTTGCAAGCATTGGATTCGTGTGAAGACAATGCAGAGTTTGAAACACGTGTTAACTACACTGAGAAGATTAAGGGTGAGGGATACGTTATGATCTCACGGTTCGGATATTTCAAATTAGTTAACCGTTGTGAGTTCAGTTATAACAATTTCACTAACCCTAATAGAAGGTTTGCAGTCGCATAGTCATTCGTTCGTGAATCAGCAGTGCCCCCCGTTGATCGGGGGGTGTTATATTATTTCGATGGGGTTCCTTAAGCTATAAACGACCCAGATCGACCTTTAAATATAAGGAAATTCAAATTTTTTTTTCTCATATATAAAACGACCACAGGGTTCATATAATATGAAAAAAAATTTCGATAGTATTTTTTCGACCATAGAGATTGATCCAGTAACAGACAGATATCATATGACAATACCTGAAGAGATAATAAATGAACTTGACTGGTATGAAGATCTTGTGTTAAAATGGAATATAGATAAGGGTGAGATTCTTCTTACTATAGAACAAGAATGAATAACGAAACGTATCACATTTACTTACAACAACAATGTTTGTTTAAGGATTTAACTGAGTGGGAGTTTAATATAATATGGAGAAGAATATATAAATCTTATTTTACAGAAGATCTAACATACGAGAAAGTAACTGAACCAGAAATGGTAGATGCATCATATTGACAAAGTATAGATAATAGAGTATGATATGAATGTAATTACAACACGTTATGGCTAAAGGATTTACAGTAAAAGCAAACCCACCTTCTGCTGCCAAGAAAAAGGAACCAGAATGGGATTATGATAAAGCAAAAGAATTACTTAAAGGAAAGTCCGTAGTATTTTGTCTACCAGGTAGAGGAGTATCATATACTTACTTAAAGGCATTTGTACAACTTTGTTTTGACTTAGTGCAATGCGGAGCAAGTATACAAATATCTCAAGATTATTCATCAATGGTCAATTTTGCCCGTTGTAAGTGTCTTGGAGCAAATGTATTAAGAGGACCAGATCAATTACCTTGGGATGGTAAGTTAAATTATGATTATCAATTATGGATTGATTCAGATATTGTTTTTAATTCTGAGAAATTCTTTCAGTTAGTCTTAATGGATAAAGATATTGCAGGTGGATGGTATTGTACCGAAGATGGTAAGACTACTTCTGTAGCACATTGGTTAGAAGAGGATGATTTTCGTAGCAATGGTGGAGTGATGAATCACGAAACTATCGAAAGTATATCCAAACGTAAAAAACCATTTACAGTAGACTATACAGGTTTCGGATGGTTATTAATTAAGAAAGGAGTATTTGAGAACGAAGGAATACCTTATCCTTGGTTTGCACCGAAGATGCAAGTTTTTGAATCAGGAGAAGTGCAAGATATGTGCGGTGAGGACGTTTCTTTCTGTCTTGATGCA